GCTGCGCGAGACTCAGCTGTCGTGCCGTCTGCTGTAGTAAGCGTATGACCGTTTCCAGTCCAAGTATTAATTACCGAACGGCCCGCGATGGCCTCTTCTATCATAGAGGTGATATTGTCATTAACGACATCGCCCCAAGTACCACTTAACTCCCCCTGTACGGGCAGAGCTAGTTTAAGAATGGAAGTGTATTGTGTCGTCATCTCTTAACCTCACGCGGCTATGTCTATCCAGTTTGGGTTTTGCGTCCTATTTACGTCGCCCCAAGATGGACTTTGTGTACTATTAATATCTTGCCAGTTGGGGGTCTGGTTGTCATCTACTTCACCCCAAACAAACACTGACCCTACTTGTCCTGTAGCAGACACCCCGGAAACAGGTACATCTGCATTAGCTTTAGGAGTTACTATCCCTAATCTAGCGTTTCCAGCGACTCCAGTGACCGGTACGACGACACCAAACTTAATAAATACGTCGCCTATTTGTCCGGTTGCGGCAATTCCCGATGGGTATACGTTGCCTGTACCTGTAACACTTACGCTACCTAGAGCTGTTGTTCCCTCATTTCCTGTAACAGCTACGTTGGCTTCTGCAACTACGCTAACTGTACCTAGATTCCCAGTTGCGCTTAACCCGCTTGGGGCTACGTCGGCGTTAGCCTTAACAACTACGCTGCCTAGAGCTGTTGTCCCTTCGTTCCCAGTTACAGCTACATTGGCATCCGCAACTACATTAACTGTACCTATACTAGCGGTCGCTGCGAGTCCTGAAGGCTGAACAGTAGCTGCGCCACTAATGGATACAGCACCAACGGATCCAGTGATTTCTTCCCCAGTAGGGGATACGTTCGCTTCAGCAATAACGCTAACAGTGCCTATAGACCCTGTAGCTTGGATCCCATCAACATTGACATATAAGAGCGGGGTGCCCCAAGAACCTTCGCCCCAACTAGCGCGGCCCCACCCTTCGTATAATGTTGACGACGGCATCTACCGCCTCCTACGCAATCCTGATAATAGCGTTACTCGCATCAGCTGTCGGAAATTGGATCGTAAAATCACCTGCGGTGGACGTCTTATCCCCACCAAAATCCAATACTGCTACCGCTGGATTCGACCCGCCTGACTGGTAAATTAAAGCCCCACGAGCTGTAATCGTCGCTGTAGACCACGTTACATTAGAGAAGCTCAAATACGCTGTGGTACCCGAAGTCGTTGGGTTAGTGGATATCGTAAGCGTTTCCCCACCTGTCGAATATCCAGTACCAGAAACTTCATTAGTCGCCGCATACACCGTTGTAGACGCATCCAATGTAGCTGACGACGTGAACAGTGCGATCTTGAAAACCTGTGTGGTGTCTGAACTAAAGTCCATTTCCCCGTCAAGCAGCGCTTGCTTAAACGAAGTACACATTGCCTGTGTGATTGCCATAAATATCTCCTTAAGTTACTGCTACTCGGTATTGCCCAGAACGATAGGCATCTTCTCTTAATTTACCGTCTCCAAGGTTTTTCAGTAATCCGATGGCTTGTACAAACAAGCGTTCATACAAAGCTACAAGATCCTGCTCACCTTTCATAAAACGGATAGCTTCGACTAGAGCACCGTTCAGCAACGCTGAATCGAACTCATCTCCAAGCCACGTCGTTCCCGCAGTAACAATGGATTCTGGGTAATACCCGTAATGAAGTTCCATAGAATAGTTACTGTCTGGAGTCGGCCCCAAAATAAACGAATCGTCATCAAAGTAAGCGTAATGTTTGGGGAGTCCCGTAGCGGTAGGGCCGGGGTACGCTTCTCTAATAAAGTTAACGTCTTTGTTTAGTAAGAAGCTGTAATTCCCTGATCCATCAATAACGGCAAGTGAATAAGACCACAAAAAGTCCGTAGGGATACCAAGATATTTATTACTAGCCGTCAACGTACCAGTCACATTTTTACGTAACGCAGGGATCTGAACAGTGTTATATATTTTCTGTTCTGCCTGTTCGGTAAACATTGCAAGCTGGTCGTCAGTAAACGAAGTCTCGCAAATATCCTCGATATTGGTCTTGAGAGAAGCGTAGTTCATGGCTTATGCCATCGGCCCCCGACACATTGTTCCTTTTGTTGCAGCCCCTGCACCACGCATCTTAATTCCAGACGTTTTAACGCCTTTCATGCTGGCTTTAGGTCCGTAGGGTTTTACACCACTCATCTTATGCACTTTATCTTTTTTCATTAGCTGGTCACCACCGTTACTGTTCCAATGTACCCATTTGCTACTAAGTTGTTAGGAGTAAGCCCGTATGGATCTTTACCACCGCCTACAGGTGCCCAACCCCACTGAATATCCCGACTGCTAAAGTCTCCAGAAGAACCTAAGCTCCTATCTGGACGGGGATCTCGTATCGCTTGTGGATCGTTTACTGGAAACTCTCCTAGCTTCAACTGAGGCTGGTCTGGATTCCAACATTCTGGACATGCTTTGACGTTAGTATCCCTACCCTTAACAATTAAATTACGTAGCTCCTTTAACTTATACTGAAAGCCGCAGACATCGCATTCTGCTATGGCTTTCTTTGCGGAAGCAAACCGGTTAGTCACATCTAGATCCTCGCAATACGCGGTACAAACCTAGCCGGTGTTTTTACCCTGTCCTCTTCCGCAGCTAAACGAAATTGCTCTTCGTACTCCGCTTTTAATATTGGCAGTCGTTCTGCTAACTGAGGATCTTTCATTGCAACGTAGTAGGCTAAACCTGCCACCATACAAGGAAAAAACCTGAAGTTCATATCTGCCGTTTGCACCCCGCTACCAGCGTCTTCAATTCGACGCATCCGCCAGTACTTAAACACGTAATCATTCGTATCCGGTACCGGCCAGACATTAATTTTTGGGTTATCCCTAAGCCGCTCGATGTATACCTGAATCGGTCTACCCTGCGTTAATTTGTTAGGAATAGAAGAATATGTACTTACACTGATCCGTGTAATAGTAAGATCTTGTTGAGTGGCTGTAACCCCTGCATTTGTCCGTATAACCTGTTCTAGTAAGTCAATGGTATCGGCAGGTAGGTTGTACTCAGAAGTCCCTGCAACAAGGTTTACGGTGCCCTCATCAACTGTCCATAGGTTTAGCCCACGGTTTTGCCACTCAATCGACATTAAGTTCATAGAACGACGTGCGGTCCGCAAATCGTAACCAGAACGCATTTCTCTACCGGCACGCTCCCACGCTTCTTCAGCGATTTCGGTAAAGTCCATGTTGAACGCTGTAGTGCCTGATGTGGTCATCTTCTCTTTCTTTTCAGCGGAGCAACTCGTCTGGGTTTTCCTGCGGGTTGTCCAATCCGTTTTTTCTGTGCGATTCTGCTTCTTTTCTCAGACGTCGTAGCTTCTGACGCAGTTTTAGGCGTTTTGCTAGAGACTCTTTTTGTTGGTCTACAGTAGGGGGTTCCCCGTTTTTCGCCTTTCTGCCTGCCACAAGCCTTACCTGTACGTACGTCCTTCCAGTCTTCTTTGAACCAACGTTTTAACGCCGCTCCTTTGGCTGTTTTGCGTACCGCCATTATTTACCTGCCTTCTTTTTGCGGCATTTGGCTATCGCCCCTGAAGCATAGGCGGACGGAAAGACCTTGTATCTGGACTTAACCTTGCGATAGCAATCGTCTTTAACCGTACCGCCTTTCTTGTAGTAACAACGCATAAACATCAACCTGATGTTAAAGTTTCATTTTGCCTCAGCTACCCTTCATCGACACCATTTTAGCGGCGCGGACACCTTTGGTAGCTTTACCACAGCCACGAACAGTTCCACCTTTTTTATAAGAAGATGTCTTACCACCTTTCTTCATATCTTTAGGCTTAGATTTTCTCTGCGCGTTTAGGTACTCACGTAGGCTCTTATACCCTGAAGCTTCAAGTTCTTCTTTTGTAACCGCAGCTTTCTTACGCCCATCTTTACCGATAAACGTATCTTTACCCGCTTTTCTGGCTTCAGCAATAGATTTTGGCTGACCTTCTGCTGGCATACCCTTAGCGGTAGCCGCTTCTCTCCGCATCATAGGAGCAGGCCCGGTCTCTTTTTTAGAGTCCATACTTGCCTTTGGAGCTTTAGGCTCTATTTCAGGTGCAGGCATAGCTTCTTTTTTAGCTTTTAATTCTTGGCTTTCGTTAGGCCGACGCTTACCTACTGCACGAGTCTCAGTATCCTTAACGCGCATCCCCGAAGGTAGCTCCTCTGGAGCTTCGTCTTTCTTAAATGGACGTGTGCGGCTAGTTTTTCTTTTAGCTTGGGGGCGCTTTTTTCTTCTAAACATATCAGAAAAAGCCATGACTTAGCTCCCCTTCATCTTAACCATTTTGCAAGGACGTACAGCCCCGCCACGAGCCATACCGCAACCACGGACTTTACCGCCTGATTTCATACGGGGATTGTAACCCTGTGCCATCATACCGCCGTCTTGATACTTCTTCATCTTCATAAACTCTTCTCCAACACTTTGTGGAACGCCAACTTTCTTGGCAAATTTAGGGTTATTGGCTACTGCAGCCATAAACTTTTGCTGTTTTTTAGACTTAGCAGGCATTACCACTTTACCTTATCAGCCCAATACGCAGCGGACTTTTTGCCTTTAGCGATGTTCTTGCTATGTCGAGCTTTAAACGATTTACGTTTAGCCTTCATGCGAGCAGATTCGCCTTTTTTAGGCTTGCCAGCAGTACTAGCGCCTTGTTCTCCGAAACGAATAATCTTTTCGGTACCCCCCTCACATGCCTTTACGACGTGTGATTTTTTGGGGTGATTAGGCGTTCTGCGCGGCTTATTACAAGCCATGCTCTTCTTATCGACTCTGCCACCAGCAGCGTAGTACCTACGCATAATGTCCTCCTCCTAGCTATAGAAGAAAGTCATAGCAGTGATATTCGTTGCTGTAGCTACGTAAACGTCTGAGACACAACGAATACCATCGTCAGGGATGTTGATTGAGTGCGAATCAGACGCTAGAAAGTCGATATCTAGCACTGTGTCACCACCGTTACCATTAGTAACAGTAAGGCGTCCTGCGCCCGCACCTGTCAAAACCTGTATCTGACGAACTCTAGCAGGGCCAACGGCTAAAGAACCGGTCCCAGTAACTCGTTTTGTTAGTACATCAGAGGACATGGATTACCTCCTTATCCCGCAGATACGGTCAAAACGCCTGAGTTACTCCATAGCTGCCCAGCAACAGTTGGATCAGAAGTCGGGAGGTCAGAAAAGATGATTACGCTGTTTGTACCATCGTATGTAATAGAAATATTTTCTGTAACAATACCGGTATTTGCAGCTTTGGTGATGTCCTTAAAGCCATTCTCGGAACGGACTGGACCTTGGAACGTAGTGTTAGCCATTGTTATCTCCTGTCTCGGCTAGTGTCAGTTGCCCTATGCAACTGTCAGGGATAGATCGATCTTATAGAAAAAAGAAGGGGGCAACAAGTGCCCCCCATAGTCTTTTAAGCTCCGGGTGAACCGAAGATTCCAAGAGGATCTGAGACCCCGAAGGAATATCGCT